ATGCCAGTAAGCTGTGCCGCTTTGTCTGTGAGAATGCCAACGGTGATTGCCAGCTTCTCAGGGGAGATTTTAGCAAGACTGTCAGGATCGTCAAATAGTTGCGTAGCACGTTCAAACAACAAGTCAGTGTATTCCTGCGCTGCAATAGCATAACGCATGGAGAACTCTTTGCGCTTTGTCTCTAGCGTATCGTTATGCCGCCATTCTAGCTGGCGAATAGTCTCCCTGCCAACTCCAGTTTTCTTTGAGATTTCAGTGATTTTAGCTCCTTGAGATAAGAGAAACAATGCTAATGCAGCCTTGTGCGGCGCGTAATGTTCTATGTTGTTCCGTGGCAGCAACTTAGCACGTTCTCTTACCTCAAGAAACCACTCGCTCTTGTCGGGACGATCATCGTAGTAATTGTTTTTCAGTTTCTGAAGTTGTTCTTCGCTCATAAGTTTGTGTCTCGCTGAAAGAAGTAAACCTTATTCTTCCGCTGAGTTCAACTCTTCTTGTTGTTGAAATTCTTTAGCTGTTCTCACCAATTCAGCAGTAAACTCAGGACTGTCTTTTGCTTGGTTTGCCAATGCGGTAAATCCTTGCCTTGTCAAAAACGCATTTTTGAACATTCTTACATAAGCGTCATTAACGTCCCCAGGGAGTGCGTTTTTCGCAAGTGCATTTCTTAAACCATGCCTGTCGGCGCCAGTTCCAAGCACTGCTGCCAAATACCTTCTTCTAAGTGGTCCAGCAATTTGAGAAAGAGGCAAGATTGCATTAAGCCCTTCTTTGCTTGCTATAAATCTTGGATTAACATTTTTTGCGGCAACATCCACAATCTTGTTTCCTTCATAAACTTTTGCCAAGTCAAAAAGGAAGTCGGCATCACCGTCACCAAGTCCAATTTTTATTTTTTGCCCAAGCCGAGTCAACCCAGTGCCGGGGTTATAATCCGCAATGAATTTCCCAGTATCAAACAAAGGAACGTGTGGAGGACCAGCGGAAAACTCTCCTCCAGGGTAGCGGTCAAGAATAGCTCTATTCAAGTCGCCTTTGAAAAGGTTTCTCGCCTCTGGAGATAGCTTGCTTAGCTGCTTCATCATTTCCTCAGCTTGTGCTGGAGTGGTATTTTTATGAAGATAAGTTGCTGCTAAGGCATCTGCATCAACATTCTTAAAATTACCACTTCTTGCAAGCTTGTATATTTTGTTCCGAACTAATTCTTCTTGTTGTGACTCAAGATCGCTTCTTGCAATAATACTTTTAGCAAGATCATCTCTGTCTTTTTTGCTAAGTGCAGAAGAAAACTTATTTAACTCCATAAGAGTCATCTTGGGAGTATCTGCTTTCTTCAAAAGTCCCAACTGCTCATTTATGCTATCTAACCCCCTTTGGATTTTGGGAGCTTCAGGTCCATACAATACTTCAAGTTTTGACGGATCATAATCTAGTCGAGCGGTTTTTTTGCCTGTCCCCATTCCAATGTCATCAAGATATTGGACTTTCATCATGTTTCGCAAATTGTCTGCAATTCCAGCTTTTGATCGGTCAGCAATTTCAAGGTCTTTAGCAGCTTGAAGAACCCTGTTCATTGTGAACGGCTCTTTCATTGCTTCTCTAGCAATTTCCCTTGGAGTTGTTGCTTGCTCTCCACCAACTTCTCTTAAGATATATCCAAGACTGTTTCTCTCGTAAGAGCCTCTGTTGTCAACAAGAGTTCTTGCTTTTTCAAACTCCTCTCCAAGATTTTTTTGCACTCCACTTGCATCGGTCGCGCTATATCTGCTAAAAATATTATTTCTTAGCTTTGACAGATCATTTGAAATTTTATTACCGAATATGTCCTTAGTCGTTCCTCCTACTACATTGTCCGAGCGAAGATTTCCAAACTCTCTGATTAACTCATTAAAAGACTTAAAGTCCAAAGGACGATTGATTTTATTAAGATCTTTAAGCTTATTGGTTAATACTTGAATTTCAGTATCGTATCTTGATTGCTTACCTAAAGATGTTGCGCTTGCCCTATTAGATCTTGCTACTGCCAAATCTTTTCTGGCTTCTTCAATTAAATCAGGCGCCATTCTTCTCCTTATAAGCTTGTCCTCAATTGATTTTACGGCACTGTCGTCAACAAATCCACCAGGGCTTATGGATCTTTTGATTTGAGGAATTAAATTAATTAACTGCTTTGCTTCTATAGCAAATCCAGCTTGGTCTGCCAATTTTGCCATTTCATCATATTGAGTATTGACCAAATTGGATGCTTTGTTTTCCGCATCTCTGATCGTAGACTCAATAAATTCTCCAAATTTGTAAACATTTGCTCTTTCTGGAGGCGTTAACAATCGGTCAAAAGCATTGTCAATAACTTCTTGACTCTCAAAATTGCGCTCACGAATGCTATTTTTTAACGCACGACGTTGTCCATCTAGATTTACAGCAATGCTACGAAAATCACTAGGATCAACTGGAACTCCACTTTTCCACGCATTAAATATTGTTCTTGCGCTTTCTTGAGTGGATCTCATCGTGTTCGCAATCAGGGAATCTTGAAACTCTCCAGCTAATTGCTGTGCAGCATCTAGCCCTCTTGGTCCGAATTGCGCCCCAGGAGGAACGGCAGATGCGGGAAGACCAAGCCTTTTTACTGGTTTTTCGTATGATCTAAGAAACTCGTTAGCGAATTTGCTTTGTCGCCTTGCTGCAATTGTTGCTGGAATAGCTACATCTGTAACTGTTCCAAGTGCCGCGCCAATTGCTGCTTCAGATCCTCGACGCATAAGGCTTTCTCCAAAAGTTTTAGAGTCTTGAGGCATTTGAAGTGCTGCTCTTGTAATTGCGTCAGCAGCAGTGCCAAGAGCCAATCTTGTTCCAGAAGCAGCAAGGTTTCCTGCCATTGGCGATCTAGTCATTGCTGTCGTCCCAACTCCAGCTACAGTTTCCCCAACAGTAATGGGACCTTCAACAGAAAGCGCGCCCATAGTCCCAGAAATACCTTTATCAAGAGTTGTAAGAATGCTTCCATCTTTATTTTTGATCAAGTATTCTGGCTTTCCAGCAACATTAAATCCAGTTATCTCTGACTCTGGATAAGTTCGTTGTAAATACTCAACTTCTGATGCGGGAGTTGGCAATGCTCCTACGCCAAATCTAACTCCAGCAGGAAGCATTTCTTTGAATCTGCTTTCAGTTACTGGATTGCCAGTAAGCTCAAACATGATTTCGCGCTGTCTTTTGTCTAGCGCTACGGGATCGAGTTGATTTTCTGGCAAATCTCGCGACAAAAAAACATCAGCACCTCCTTGCGCCGCTTCGTAAAATGAAGGATATGGACTTGTTGCAAGTTCTTTTTCTAGATTAGCAATACGCTCCTTCTCTGGTCTAGCTTCTTCTTCTTCGGCATCTGCAATAATTTTATCAAGTCTTTCAACTTCGGTTTCAAGTACAAGAAAATTCATATAAAGATTCCCATACTTCTCCATGTCTTTAGCAGATTCGGCTTCTCCCATCTGCTTATAAAGCTCGATATAATCAGGCTCCAACGACTTGATGCTTGCAGCTGCTTCTTCTTTCTTTTTTTGTGACTCAGTCATCGGGATATTGATTTGTTCTTAAGTTGCTCTCTTATTTTTTGAACTTCTGGACTTAATCCAGTCCCTCCGCTTGCGGGAGTTTCTGAAGTCGGGATTGACTTGAATGAATACTTATCAACCTTCTTTTTCAAATCTGGGAAGTTTTTAAGCATTTCATTAACGGCTTTTCCTGTGCCATATACTTTATCTAGGGTCTCTAGTGCCTTAATGTTTGCTTCAACTGGAAGCGATGGATCTCCAATTGCGCTTAGGTAAAACGTCAATTCCTTTTCGGAGTCCATGCCTTTAGCTCCCATTTCAGTAGCTTGTCGAATCACGTTAACAATGCTTGGACGCATTGTGTTAATTTGATCGCGCAATACCTGATCCTCTGAACCTAATGCCCTAGACACTGCTTGTCCTGCACCAGTTGCTGTTAAAGCATTCATAATGCTACTTTTCTCGGCAGTTACAGCTTTGCCTTTTGCGTCAAGTGCCGCATAAGACCCTGTGATTTGTTGCATGTAACCGCTGAAGTCAGTTTTGGCTTTTTCTTTAGCTTCAGACGGAATCTGAACTATTCTTGTTCCAGTTGGACTCGTAGCATCTGGAACTATTGCCTCTCCTTCTTTTATTTGTGTTGTAGGAGCTTTGTTCAAACCGCCCTGCCCATTAAGAGCAATAGAACGAATTGTTGTTCCGTCATTGGTAATTATTTCTTGTCCTTGTATAGGTGCAAAAGGTCGTTGTTTAGTAACGTAAAATTTACCATCTCGTAATGGTATTCCTTCAATATTTTGTCCGCTTTTTACTGCTGCATTATATTCGTCCATTGTAATTACAGTCCCAGCAGGAGCTTGGACTTCATCTGTCGCAATATATCTAGGAGTATATTGTGGCTCTTGCTGAGGTCGCGCAATGCTTGCTGGAGGCTCTCCAACTGGTGGAGCTAATTGCCCACCAGCTATTATAGCATTTATAGCAGCTGCATCTTGAGAAGTTCGTGCTGGAAGAAGTGGATTTACATCGCCAGTTGGAGGCAATGAACCTGGACTACCATCTGCAATTGGAAACGGAATATTTAACGCTCCATCAATAAAATCAGCAGCGGAAGTTGCTCCATCAGACCAATCTTCTGGTGGAAGCCCTTTCCCAAAATTGCCTAAGTTAGAAATTGGAAGTTTTGTTTCAGGGTCATAATCTCTGCCATCATTGCCTTTAAGAACATAGATGTCGCCTCTATCTGTTTTCTTTAATTCAGTCCCAGTAAAACCAAATGATGGGGCGGGTGGCGGTGCATTTTGAGCGTTTTGAATAGCCATTGCTTGACTCTTGTCAAATCGACCAAACACGTTAGGAATCATCGCCTTGCCTTCATCCAGCAATGCTGCTTTCTCGATAGGGCTAAGATTAGGATCGTTATATGATTGCAAGAATGGAGCTAGCGTCTCTTCTACTCCTTTGATTTCATACGATTTACCTAGAGTAATAGCAGCTTCAATAGACTTGGCAGACGCTTTGTTGTAAGCGTCAACTTTCTTCTGCTCTTTTTTAACCTCACCGTAGTTCTGAATAGCCCCTCCGATACTTTGCCCTAGCCCAGCAATTCCCTGTGCTTGCATCCTAGCCGCATCAGCGAATCCTCCGAAATCTAGTTTGAATGACTCAGGGTTAATTCCTGAACCTAGCATTTGTCCTTTTCCGTAAGCTGCCATATTGTTTTGAAATTATTTATTGAAGAATCCGCCTTGACCAAAAGCTGCTCCACCAATGCTTCCCAATGCTCCCATGATTCCTGAGCTTTGTGCAGCTTTTGCTTGCGCATTTGCGGCAGCAGCTTGCAATTGGTTTGACCGTTGCGCTGCTCCAAGGTTAAGACCAACAGTCGTATCAAACAACTGTGGTGTTCCTGCGCCGATTGCGCCAAGACCTGTGTTGATGAATTGTTGACCTTGTTGATACGACAATGGAGCATTGCTAAGCAAGCTAAGACCTGGTTGAGTGTAGAATCCTTGTGCAACATTGTAGGCATTCTGCCCTGCTTGCGCTGCCTCGGCACGTTTGCGAGCAAATACATCCTCGCGCCCCATAATCTCAGAGGCGATAGCTGCATTGCCACCTAGTCTCCCCGCCGCTGCTGCCCCTTCACGGGCTGTTTGCTGGTATCCGCGCTGTTCTTGTGGACTAATCATCTGAGACGCTGCTAATGCTCGTTGTGCTTCAGTATTGAAGCCTTGCACTACACCAGCTTGTTCTGGAGATAAAGCTTGCATCAACCCACGGGTCAATCCTGCTTGTCCAGTCATCTGTCCAAGTTCTGCTTGGCGAGCGTCACCTAGTCCCATGCCAGCTTGTTGTGCTGCTTGATTGCTAAGACCAAAGATTCCTTGTTGCCCACCTGCTCCAGTTAAGAACGATTGGATATCACCAAGATTCAATCCTTGAAATTGTGGACGGAACTGTTGTTCTTGCGTGAAAATTTGCGGCAGAGATTGCGACATTCCTGAAACGTAACTGCTAATATCTTTAGCAATATCCATTTTTGGAGCTTTGACTTTTGGTGCTGATCCCATAATTTATCGTAGTTTAGAGTAAAAGGCTTTCATGCTCAACAAGCGGTTGCGACTTGATTGTTTGAAGTCACGCCGAAAAGCGATGTATTTGTATTTGTTTTTAAAAGGTTTAAGCGCATCCAACATGTTTCCACAACACATAGTAACGTAAAGTGTATCCGATTCTTCAAACGTAACAGCTTCTTCAAGATTCTTGCTGCTCGTGTGGAATCCCATAGCGAAAGCATATGGAGTAGAAACAACAATGCCATGACACAAATGCCAACCAATAAGGCTTTGAATGTCGATGTTGTTTGATTCATAAAGGTCAAGGACTATGGCTAGGTGTGGATTCATCCAATGATTGCTACGCTATTGCACTCAGCATCAATTGCAGTGCTAGACGTGTTGATGGTCAAGATTCGTGCGCATTGTGCGTTGTATGGAGAGCCAGATAGAATATCATTACCAGAAGTTGTTGCAAAAGCCTTAGCCTCACTACAAGTTCCTAGCACGGAAAAGTTTGCATTTGGCAGAGCCACAGAGAAATTGGCAACATAGTAGCCGTCTGCTGGTGAATCGCTTGTTGATGGAGGAATAACTGGACTAGGGGCAGCAGCGGAAACGCATGAGATATTGCCACTAGATTTAATTTCTTTCCTCAATAAGGTTACTGTTCCAGTTCCAGTTGCAGATGCTACGCTTGTTACTGTGAAGATGTTTGCATCGGTAACTGTGGCTACTTGATAAAGTCCATCTGGAGCAACTGTTCCAGTTCCAACAGTGAAATCAATAAAAACAAGGTTTCCAGCAATCAATCCATGCCCTGTAACAGTCACAGTCACAGTAGTTCCAGACCTAGAGAAAGTTCCTGCAACATCTGCATTTGTAGTTGTATCAAAGTTTGCCCATGCGCGGACACCATAAATAGGAGCCGTGCCAGTTTGCGCTCCACTAAGTTTTGGAGCAGTCACATTGGCATCAAGGATCTTGGCAGTAGTGATATTCGCATCTAGGATGTTAGCAGTTGCTACTGTAATGCCAGTCGGCAATGCTTCTGATGCTAGTTTTGACAGCGAGATGGCAGCAGATGCGCTAATCTTAGCATTTGTGATAACCCCACTTGCAATAGAGTTTGCTGTAACAGCATCAACACCCATTTCATTAGAGGTAATTCCAGATGTAGCTACTTTTAGCTTGCCAGAAGTCAGCGCAAGAGTTGTTCCAGAAATAGCATCGGTTGTAAATAGCGTTTGGTCGATGATATTGTTCATCAACGTGCTGGTAATAACCTCGTTCGTTGCAAAATCT